TTCCAGTTCTTGCACAGCACCATTTTTGCATAACCATTCGGACATGAATTTCAGCAATAGTTATTGATACAATCCGATTGTGCAGATCAGGCCAAGCTGTATGAAGCGGATCGCTTGGACCGAGCCGAACGCCAGCTTACCAGCGACACCGCCCAAGCCGGGGAAATTGCCGGGCTGCGCAAGTCGCTGGCTGCCTATGAAGCCGCCCGGCTGGTGCTGGCTGTGCCCGTGGTGCAGGATGTTGACCCGGATCGCATGACAGCCGTTGGCGAGCGGATCGCGGCCACCAAGCCGCCCAATGCCCGCCAAGTCCGTGCCGCCCGCAGCAAGCCGTTCATTTCCACCCTGCCGCACGGCGATTAAAAGGAAACCCGCCAATGCTTTACCAGATCGAAAATTTCAACGAATTCCGCGATGCATGCCACACCGCCAGCGTTGACGCTGGTTGGTGGAAAACCAGTCAGCGTTATGACTGGTCAAACGATGGTCGCAATTCGGACCCGGATCGCCTCACGGTGCCGACCAAGCTTTGCTTGATCCATTCCGAAATTTCAGAAGCGTATGACGGTTACATGACCGGCGCGATGGATGAACATTTGCCGGAATATCCGAACGCAGTGGTTGAATTCGGTGACGTGCTGATCCGCATTGGCGACTTGGCCGGTTATCTGAACATCAACCTTGGCAGCGCGATCATGCTAGTGTTGCAGGCGGATCATTTGGAAACCTATATTGGCAATGGCGGGTATGGCGATAGTTGGGCAACTATTCATGTCGCCTTCAATCGACTTCAATATTGGACAAGCGCCGCGATGGAAAGCCATCGCAAGGGCAACCGTCCGGACAGCAGCATTCCGGCGTTGTCGGGCATAGCTGCCAATCTGGCGCGCGTCGTGATCCTGTGCGACATGATCGCCCGCAAGAACCGTTGGAACTTGCCTGAAGTGTGTCAGGCCAAGATGGCGTTCAATGCGATCCGCCCGGATCATAAGCTAGAAGCCAGGGCGATCATTGATGGCGGAAAGGCATTCTGAAATGGACAGCGCAAGCATTTTCGCAATCTCGATGATGCTGTTGATAACAGCGATTTTCGTCATTCCGGCATGTCTGGTATTTGTCGGATTTATCCGCAAGTGGTGAAATAACCGCTTGCAATGATCCGGAACGTGTGAGATAACACTCAAACGTTCCGGAGATTTTGAAATGAACCGTCTTATTGGATGCACTTGCAGCGAAATGCAGCTTAATTTGGTTGGATGCGACTGCGCGGCTGATCGCGAACCCGTCATGATTGTTGAAGTGTGGCCGCGCGGTTATGCGCATGACAGCGACTTGAAGCGCGTCAACATGGCTAAGGGTTCCGACTATGCTTTTGAAGCCCGCAAGCTGTTTGGCATGTCGGCAACGGTTTACGGCGTCCGCGAACTGAAATCGCCGATCAAGTCGGTTTCCGCTGAAGCTGCCCGCTATTACACACAGGGCGACAATAGCTGAACAAGAAAAAAGCCCGGAGTGATCCGGGCTTAATTGTTTCAGGACAGCGATTTGGGCGGTGATCCATCAACCGTATTGGCGCCGGTCACCGCGTTGGCCTTGGCGGCAAGTTCGGCGCCGTCAACAGTGCCGTCCAGAGTGAGACGGGCAATCGATTTCTGCTGAAGCCCTTCAGCGCCGCCAGCCCATCGGATCAGCGCCGCATTGCCATTATCAAGCGCATATTGCAGCATCTTGGCGAGAACTTCAGAACCCACATCGACGTTCAGCGCCTTGCCAACAACCGCACCCTTGGTTGAATTGATTGCGGCCATAGCTGCGTTTTTCAGAAGCTGATCCACCCGGAAAGCGTTGAACGCCCATTTGGCCGGTCCAGGAAGCATTGCGACAAGCCAAGTCATCGCCAGCCCGAAAGCCGTCCAGGCAACAGAAGTCGGATCGGCAAGATTTGCCAGCAGGATTGCAGCGAAATCGCCCCAATTCAGGACAACTTCAGTCGGCGGAACCGTGACGACAATATCGGATGCGGTTTCTTGTGCGAATGCCGCAAGAACGGTGAAGGGCGTCCAGGCGAACAACGCCAGCCCCAAGATGATCCAAGCACGAAATTTCATAGCGGTTGCGCCTCCTAAGCGCGGGTTATGAGGCTGAAAAGCCAAGCAAGGAACTTGTTCAGCCCTGACGGCTGTTCAGCCGATGGCGGCACCTTAGCTTGCGCGGCGCTGCCGTTCAATGCCCGCATGGTTGCAGGACCGGCAACACCATCAGCGATCAGACCATTGTCACGCTGGAAATCACGCACGCCGCGTTCAGTGCTGTCACCGAAATCACCATCATTGCGGCCAACGTCATAACCGCGATTGGTTAGCTTGGCCTGAAGCGACCGAACCGCTTCGCCCTTGTCGCCGTGGCGCAACAGATCGCTTGCGGGGATCGCCTGGGCAGGTACGGTTGCCGGGTTAAGAGCGCTTGCAGCCTTCAGCGCGCGTGCTGTGTAGGCTTTGCGATCCGCCAGGGCACCAGTGCCGCCCTGCCAAGCCTTTGTCAGTGCCGTAACGTCGCCTGTATAGCGGTTGAGCCGGTTGGCTTGCCAGAAGTCGCACGCGGCTTCAAGGGCAGCAGGGAACGCCCGAACCAGATCAGGTGCACCGACACAGGGAACGCCCGTCCGATCCTGCATGCCCTTATAATTGGCCTTGCCCGTCAGGTGCGGACAGCCCGAACCGCGATAAAGCCAACCGTCATTCGGCATGATGTTTCCGAGCCGCCCGCCGTAAACCAGATTGGCAAGCTTTTGTTCATTGCGAACGAACGGCAACGCTGCCGTGTCCGATTTGAACCTGCTAGGCCAAACAGCCCGCAATCGTTTGGTTGTGGTGTAGTACAGGCTTTCAACAAGCTTGTTAAAGCTTTGTGTTTCCGCCGCACATTGTGCCAGAAAGTGACAAACATCCGGAATGCTTGAAATGCCATACTCGGACAGCAGCGATTGATGCGCAACCAGTGCATCAACATATTCGGGTTTTGCAGTCGGCGCGATTGCAAAGATGAATTCACGGGTTATTTTCATTGTTCGATCCATTTCTAAACTTCAGCGCTAAGCAAAATTGGCGCTACAGTATTGCTCATTATGTAAGGCCGTCCAGCCGTCAAACCGGTGAAACCGGTAATGCTGATATAACCGCCAGCATTTGAAGATAATGACGTAACTGTGCTACCCGATGATGTGAAGTTTGCTCCGAAAACGTCGGTAATATCAATTGACGTGTCCAATAGTGACGGTGTTGGAGCAATCCGCATTATTGGGCCAAGTGTGAAACCGAAAACAACACTGGTAGTGTTGCTGGCAATTCCGACAAGACCAGCCAATGTTCGGGTAAAATACGCACAGTCAGAAATTTCCTGTTCGACCCGGCGTTGCCCGAACGGGTCAGCTTCAGCCGTTGCATCACCCGGAACCAAGCTGCGGCGAGCCATAATATAGTTGCCCGATGCACGCGGGGTGATTGTGAAACCTACCCAAAGGTAATCACCCGATGTGCCGAAAACCTTTCCGGATATGGTTGGCGAGTTGATTACAGCGCTAATTTTGCTGAGTGATGTTCCAATGTTTCCCATTGAAATAGGTGTTGGCGTAACATCGCCGCTTGGGCTTCCACCCGTGCCGAAACGCTGGATCAACACAGACTGAATAGCTGTTGTTGCCGGTGCCTGAAAATGACCGGTCAATGTAAAATCTTGATTGGCATATTCCGAAAGATCAGGCAACAACTGCACGAGAGACATTGTGCCTGTCGTCGGTGCAGTTGCAAAATTCGCTTGGATTGCGTATCTTGTTTTATCCAGTGCACCGACTGTCAATGCAACAATTGAGATATTCGCGGTCTGATTTGTTCCGTTGACCAAAACCCATCGGTCATTGATGTAAGCCGTTCCACCAGCCGCTATGGTCGCCGGTGTAGGCCGAACATTAACATCATCTTTGCCGTTGCGAAAACGATTGCGAGTGCCTGTCAAAAAACCAGGATCGGCCGCTTTCAGAATTTTTCCGGTTGTTCCGTCAAATGCAACCAACCCATTATTCAGCGACGATGAAGGGCCGCTAACATCACCGGCACCGTTGGTGCCTTTCGCCGCAAGGACTTCCCAATGGGTTGTATTGACGGGCGGTGAAGCGCTTGACGGTGCTGTGCCAGCCGCTGCCGTGGTCAACTTGCGGAACGATGAACCATTTGATGTGACACCATCATTGATCGCATACAGCGTTGCGCCGCTGTATGCACCACGCCAGACAATGCCGGGAACCGTCGATGCTGCACCAACCGGACCGGTGAAATATGCAGGTGCGGACCAGTCAGCAGGTGTTGCAGACAGTTTGGAATACAAGGCAGCGCGCCCGTCGCCAACATCGGAAACCAGCACGGTAAAACCCGCAACCTGTCCGTCATGTGTCGCACGCGCGGCAAGGTCTGCAACCTGCACATCATAATCAATGCCGCTGATCAATTCAGCTTTGGAAATGAGCGACATTGCACCAGGGCCGGTGAACATCGCAAGATAATTAGCGGCACCGGTCAAGCCGGAAAGCGCTTCAATGTTTCCGTTTCCAAGCTTGTCAATCAGATTGCGAGCCTGGGCACTGACGCGCGATCCGTCCGCTTGAAACCGAATGTTCACCGGCAAACCAGTTCCAGCGCATGCGGCAGGGCAATTGTAACGCAACGTTCCGGTGTTTTCGCCCGTGATCGTTTCAATGATCAGCCAAGCACCCGTTGCAACCGAATAAATTTCATCACCGGGCAAATGCCCGCGCGTGATTAGATTGGTTCCAACCGTAGTGAACGCGGCTGATCCGCTGGTAAGCGTAATCGTTCCGGTTGTGGTATCAGTCCGCGTTGCCATCGGTTTTCGCTTTCAGGTGTTGCAATTCAGCAGTCAATTGTTCGATTTCTTGACGGGCTTTAATCAGTTCATCTTGCAGCAACAGCGCATCCTGTTCAGCGTGCCGGGCTTGCTGTTGCGCACGCAAGGCGATTGCCTCAACTGAAATTCTGCGTTCAGTCATTTTGTCATTTCCTGGGAACTGTAGCAGTACCGGAATATCCGTTGACCGTCCAGTCCGGACCGCCGCCAGATTTGTTAGCAGTGGCCTTAAAGTAAAATTCGTATGTGCGACCCGAAACCAACGGACCCGCAACGCCGGAAAAGCTTGCGCCGCTTGATCCGGAACCGAGAATTGTCAGCCCTGAAGTCACGGTGTCAAAAATCCCGACTTGACAATCACCGGCCTGATCACTCGCTTTGGTTATCGAAATGCTGAGTGCAATCATAAACGGTCCAGGCGGTGCGGTGAATGATCCGCCATAGTAAGTTTTCACAACAGCGTTCGGGATAGAACCTTCCGAACCTGAAACGGTTGGAAAATCATGAACCGCACCATCCGCAATCTTAATTCGCGTCACAGTCAGATCGGTGATGTTTGCATTCGTAACCGTAAGATTGCTGATGAAAGCTGAAGATGCCAGCAATTCGCTTACATTGATCCGATCCGAAGTAATGGAATTGGCAGCGATATTGGCGGCTGTCAATTCTTTTACGTATTGGGTATCAACCCGCAACGCTGTGCCATCCCAATACAGCAGGTTTTTCAATCCGCCGGGTGTCTTGATTACAAATGCATCCGTTTCAAAAGAAACACGCGAACCACTTCCACCAGTGGTTGCGGAAATGAACATTGCGGCAGTTGATGTTGTGCTGCTATCAGTCGCTTCAGCATAAAAACCAATGGTTGTTGTCGCACCGCTTTCAGTTGCAACAACACTTGCCCGCAACCGTCCGGATGCTGAAAAACGATCAACTGTTGCATCAAGCGCTGTTATGCTATCAGCGGTTGCAGTTACCGCACCATCAAGGGTAACAACTTGTGTCTGCAACAAGCTGATCGCACTTGCATAAGTGTCGTTTACCGTCACTTCTAAATCTTCAATTCGGCTGACAATTGCCGAACCTGGACCAGTCGCAACCACGATTGCATTGCTGTAACTTGCCGTAACATCCTGGGTCACAGATGCAAGCTGCGTCCGAATGATCTGGCGATCACTGTATGACTGCAAAACATCATCGGCAGATTTGGTTGCAAGTTCCTGTGCTTGCCTGATGATTTCACGGGTGTTTGTGCCGATCCATGTCAGCAACCCCTTGAAGTCATCGTTGATCGCGTCAAGATCAATGTCACCGTAAGGATCAAAATCCTTTCCGCTCATGAACTTTACGTTGTCGGTCGTAACTTCAAGGTATGCCGTGAATTCGGTCGGTCGCCCGCTGAATGGCATATACTTGACAGCGACTTCATAGGTTGTAAGCGGCAGAAAAACACCGTTCAAAACATTCCGATACGGAACCGCAAACGGAATTTCACCGTCGAAAACATACGCACCGGACGATTTCAAACGCACCAGGACATGAACGGAACGAATGTCGGGCATGTTGCCGTCATACACAACTTCAATCGACGGGCGGCGCGCATCACCATCGTCATCATACAGGATTGCAGGAAATACCTGAAACCCTGTGACCACTTGGGCAGATGGTCGCACGATTACCAGATTGCCGATAGGGTTCGGCAATTGCTGTGCTGAAGTCCATCCGTAATCGGTCGGATCAATTTCGCGCAACACTACAGATTGCGACATGCCGGGTTCACCGTCAGCCTGCACAACCAGAAATTTTTTGTTGGTGTAACCGTTGCGAACACTTGACCAGTTCACAACACACGTTCCGGTCAAAATCCAAGCGTCGGGCGGCAACGTCAACCAATGAGTACGCCAGCGGCGATCATCTTCAATCATTGTCGCCATTAGCTGTTGAGCCTGTACACCGTAAGGAACGGCATTCAGGCTTAGACCAGTGGCAAGGCGCCGCCCGCCATCTTCAGCTTCATACGTGGCGTTGAACCGGGCTGGTGCGCTCTTGGATGCCCAAAGTTCGCCCGGTTCAGGATATGTTGCCTCAATCGCGTTATGCGTATTGGACAGGCCAGGAAACGAACTGTATTTTTGCCCGCGCGAAATCATAATGTTGTCGTCGGTGAAGCTGTAAACAGCCGCACCCGGTGCACCAACCAAGATTTCAAAAATTCCGCCGATTTCGGACATGCGTCCGGAACAAGCTTTCAGCAATTCTTCAATCATTGAAAGCGGTTCAACATTGACGTTGATTTCAATGCCGCAACGAAATTGCGGTTCGGTTCCGCCGCCAGCCAGATTGCGCGGCGCATCGCATTCATTTGCTGCCGCGATCCATGATGACGCTGGCAACCTGAACGCGGGCAGATTGCGCCCGCCATAAATCCAAGTCGTGCCGTAGTACACACCCCGGATCACGTTATAGATGATCACAACCGGGTTTGTGGTACTTTCCCAAGTGCTTTGATCATTCCACCGATGCGATCCGGAACCGCCGTTTGTGCTGTCCTTGCGCAGATCGTAAAACTTGGTCGGCGTCGGTTCAAACAGACAAGCCGGAACGCTTGTGAACAATTCTCGGTTGTAAAGCGTCGTGACGATTGCATGCGGTGCACCGCGCCCGATAAACGCTGAAGTCCAAGGGTATTGAGGATGTGAACCGAACGTGCCGACCAAAAAACTATCGGCAGTGGTTTCAAGCCCTGTCCGGAACTTCACCCACACATGATCTACACCACCAACCCGGAATTCCGAGACAGGGTAACCCTGTGCAGTTGGCGTATCGCCCCACAAAATTGTGCAGCGCTGTTTGTTCGCCCAAAAACCATCTAAGCCGGGTGACGGAATATCCGAAATCTGAAAGACTTCAGTCACGAAAGCATTCGGAACATCACCCGAATTTCCCCATGACATGCTATATTTTTTTGATCCGGCTGTGCCGACATATCCGACCGGAAATGACAACGGCAAGGTGTCGCCCATCGCAACGGACAGGCGCATTCCGGTTGGTTTGGGAGTTGCAGCCTGTGCGGCTTTCGGCGCCAGTGCAGATGACAACAAGCTAAGGCCAACACCGATTGCGGCATTAACCAGGATCGATCCTAACGCCGTGCTTGCAAATGCACTTACAGCAGCAAACGCGGGCAAAAGAAACGGCATATTACCTCACCTGAAAAGCACGTTTGGCTTCCAATAAATCCCGCGTTCCAATCCCGCTTTCCAGCTTGACAAAAACTCGATCACCATTGACAACGCCAAGCGAAAATCCGAAATCATCATCGGTCGGTATCGCAACAATGTCACCAATCCGACACTGTGACGGATGAATTTCAGGCATTTCGGACGCCACAAGATCAGCAAGGTTTGTGAACCCTGATCGGCGCATGACGCCAAGTGCGCCCTTTGCCGTCTTATATCGCCCCGCATATGCCCGAAACCGTGGCGCATCATCGCTTATAGCGTCCAGAATTGGCACAACCAGCCCGAAAAGGCAATCGCTGCCCCAAGCGAAAGGCCGTTCTTTCAAGTCGTCAATGGTCGTTTCAAACGTTTTGCGCCAATTGTCTTTGCGGGTCATTGTTCGCCCCATGAATACTCAAAATTTGCAACAGTATTTGAATACTTTCCGAATTGATCACCGCTGCGTTGATCATATGTTTCATATGATCGCATTGCCGGATTTGTTCGGGTTAGACTTCTGATTGCATCCGAAACAAGCTCTAACGTAATCGAACCCGTTCCGCCTGCTTTTGGTGTTTCAATCGGATCGCCATCAATTTCGCCAACGAAAACCAGTTCCGGCGCGCTAACGAGTAATTTCGTGCGCGTATGCAGCAACCCTTCATGAATGTCTACCTTTGCAAATCTGACGTTGTTTTCACGCACCAGCGTTTGCGTGATATTCGACAACTGCGAAAGTTTGACAGTTGGTGTCTGAATGGTCAGATCGGACACGCGCGAAATGGTCGGCATGATCATAGTTTTACCCATGCCGAAATAAACGCGGTTGACGTTTGTTCCATCCAACCCGTCTTTGACAGTCACAGATATATCTCGGTCACCGGTCCAAAGCCCAATCTCAAAAGCAACCGGCGTTGCGTCACGGGTCTTTGCACGCACCCAAAAGAACCGGCGCGGTTTGATACCCTTTGCGGGTGCTTCAACCAGGGCAGTAATGAAAGCTGAATTTGCGGTGCGCATCAAATATGCTCCAAAGCTGCCAAGGATGCACCAGAAGTAAGAACACCTTGCGACCGTCCAGGCGAATGCGCACCCGGCTTTAGCGTCATCTTGCAAGCCGGTTTGGCAAGGTTCACGCTTTGGTTGACGACAACGCCAATTGAAACATGCGGCCAAATCTCAAATTCAGCCGTCACACCCGAACCGTTTGCAATGATTGTTTCGGAAATTTCAAAGAAAAAAACCTGATCCGTTCCGAAACTGATTTGACCTTTATCGCCAATGGTCAAAGTGTATGATGCGGGCAAACCTTTCAAGCTGATTGAACTGTTATTCGAGCCAATGGAATTGACCTGAACGTTTGGCGCAAACGAACCGGACCAGGGTGCGTCATTGCGCCAAACGCCATCGTCACGCCAAGCGCCAGTTGCCAGAACCCAATCGTATCCGCTCAATCGGATGCCCTTCGGATCGGCAGCCGGATAAGGGTTCGACGGATCGTAAACCATGAAAGAGAATGCGGACCCATCCAGCTTGCGAACCTTGGCATTCATTGCCCGTGCTTCAGCATTGTAAAGTTCACGCATGATCAGCGTTGCGGACCACTTTGGATCGGCCATTTCGGATTGCATATCCAACCCGGTGCCTTGACTGTCAAATTCATCAAAGCGCACAATATCCCATTCAACCGCTTCAATTCCGAGCGTATCCATAAAAAACGCAGTGCTGTACGGATATGTAAATTCGGTCATTTTCCCGTCCTGCGTTTGCGCGGATCGCTGTTGTAAGCTGCAATAATGTTCGGCATGTCGGAAAGCAATGCGCGGCGATCATTTTCCATGATTTCTTCAATTTCGTCACGGGTCATTGCGGACCCGCTGAAATCATATGCGCGGTTGTCCTGATAGACAAACCCGCCGTTGTCATTGGCCGGTGCCGATCCTGTAGCATTCATTGCGTTCAGGGTGTTTAGACCAATCGAACGGGTTGCCTGGGCGTTCAGCACGTATTCTTGACCGTGCACCACGCCCGCTGTCTGACTGGTGCCCATGTTGCCCGTGTAACCGCCTGCATCAAAGCCGGGAATGCCTTTCTGAAAGCCAAGCTGCAACGCCGGTGCACCTGACATGCCGCCGATGAAATTTCCAGAAAACGCACTGAACAGCATTTCAAAAATACCGTTTGCAGCCATGTCAAGCGCACGGTTCGCAATGCTGTCCAAAGCCTTTGAAGCCGCGTTTGCGAAGCTATCCCAAAGCGACGTTCCGGCCATCAAATCGCTTTTGAAATTGCTGAAAAATGAACTGAATGTGTTCTTGTAAAATTCCCAATTTTGGGCTGCTTCCTGCTGTGCTTTCTTCATCGTTTCCGACAACTCGGACACGGGAACCTTTGCCGCCTTGGCAGCATCGCCAACACTGGAAATTGCGGGTGCAACCAAGCCAGCGGTTGAACCCGTGTCGGCAAGCACACTGTTGAAATCGGACCACGAAACAGACTGACCGATAATGTCCATCTGCGCGCCCGCGCCGGTTGCTTCGCTCCAAAGCGATTTCATCCGGACGCCAGCCGCTTCAGCAGATGCCGCATACTCATTCGCACGGGTCTTTGCATCGATCCATGCATCCGCCGCCGCCATTGCAAGCCCATTGCCAGGACCGGCAATGGCATTGACCAAACCAATATAACCCTGAAGAATGTCAGCCCATGTGCTAGTAAACGATGCTGAAATTTGAAAACTGACTTGATCAAGTGCCGCCATCATCGCGCCACCGCCTGCCGTGATCCGGTTCCAAACATCCATTGCAATCATTTGCACGGTTTGAAATGTGTTACCCAAACCGCCCAAATGTTGAACAAGGATGACGATTGCCGCAACTACAGCACCAACGGCAAGCGCAACCCATGTCAAAGGATTGGCGAGCAATGCAACGGTAAAACTGCTAACGGCAGCGGTTGCGCTTACAATGGCCGGAATTAAGGCGGTAAAGATTACAGCCGCAACACCTGCCAGGATTGGCGTCAAAACTTCCATATTGTCAGCGAGCAAAATCAGTTGACCGGCAATCCTACTGGACGCGCCTGTTGCCTGATCCAGTTTGCCAACCGTTTCAAGAATGCTATTGCCAAGCAAAACGAATGCGTCACCGATGGTTGCAGGCATTGTATCGGCTTCAGCCCGCAACTTTTCAAGCTGACTGGATAGACCTTCCTGCAACACTGAACCGGTTAGCTTGCCTTCAGCACCCATTTTACGCAGTTCAAGCGTTGTCACGCCCAAACTATCCGCAAGAGCCTGTGCGACACGCCCGCCCGATGCAAGAACGATTTCAAGCTGATCACCGGAAAGCTTTCCAAGCGCCATTGCTTTTCCGAGTGCATCCATTACGGATGCCGCCCGTTCACCCTTGGCGCCGGAAACAACCAGGGCATTGTTGATCGCTTCAACGTAATCAAGCGTTTGATCAGTAGTGTAACCAAGCTGCCGCATTGCAACGGCATTGCGCAAATAACCTTCAGCGGTCAATGTCAGGCTGGAATAAGTGCGCCGGGCCATATCGCTCAATCGTTCCATAACGGCTGTGCCATGACCAATCGATCCGGACGCGATTTCAACGCGCGAATTTAAATCCGTCCAGGTGTTTGTAAGGTTGATCAGTTCGGTAAAGCTGCCGTAAGCAGCCATGCCAGCCGCAAGGCGGGCGATGACAGTTGTTAGGCCACCAACGCCCGCTGCAAGGCTGTCAACCGACTTGCGCCCCGTCCCTGCCGTGTGGTTGAACCGATCGGTTGCCCGTTCGGCGCGATCCGCTGAAGGTGCCAGGGTGTCAAGCCGATCTGCCGCACGCTTCAGCGGGTCACTGTCAACCCGAAAGCCTAGTTCAGCAATATCGGCCATAACACCCTATCCCTTGCGCTTCCCTGCCTTGGCAGCCGCCGCGCGATCATCATCCATCTTGCGAGCGCGGGAATATTGCAATTCTTCATTCATGGCTTCAGACCATGCCCGCCCCATATCGCGCAAGATAGCATATTCGTCATGGGTTACAACGTTCCCTGTAACGCGCGCCCATGCCAGCATTTCGGACGGTGGAATGAGCCGCGCCAAGCCGTCCGAAACCGCGTCATACCAGCCCAAAAGATCAACGAAATAATCCCAAAGATATTCAGCGCCATCGGGAATTTCGTAATCGCTTGGGTTCAGATCAGCATGACCGAAACGTGTGTTCCGATCAGCCCGCGTTTCGCCTGTGTAATCCGGAGTGTAATAGCGGGTGCGGATTGTTATCGCATCACACAGGCGAACGCTTATTTCTGAAAAAAATTGCTGTTGTCAGCAACTTCCTGATCAACCTGATCGCGCAGTTCATCGATTTCCAGAATTTTGCGCAGATTTGCGGGCGTGAAAGGCATTTGTTCGCCCGCCCATCCGGACGGGTTACCGTCCGCATCCAAGTCCCAACGCCATCCGCTTGTGCAGGCCGAAAGGATTTCGATTGCGTTTTCACGCATCTGTTCCGTGGTGAAATTGGTGTTCTTGCGGGCAAGCTTGGCGCCCGCCGCATTGATCTTGGCGGTGACCTTTTTCGGGCCGGGTTCGTTGACGCTGATCAGGGTCAGGAACAGCCCAAGACCGCGTTTCGTGCCAGGGTGAAGCAATTCCAGTTCATGCGGCTTGCGTTCGTTCGTGAGTGTCGAAAAGTCAAAGCCGATTGCGGGTTTCGTCATTTGCGGATTTCCTTGATTAGCAAGAGCGTCACATTTACGAAAAATAATTTACGCGGTCAACGCAAAAAGGGGTTGCAATGATTTGCAACGGGTTGTATATGTATTGAACCAAACCGGAGAACACGAAATGAACGCACAGATCATTCGAGACGCAATCAAGTACGCAGCCCGTAACAGCGCTTTCGAGCATGGCGCGGCAGCGGCAGCACTGGGCACGCTGAACCACTTTGCAACCGATGATGAATTGATCCGGTTCGCACAGTTGATCGGCAATCTGGTTGAAGGTAGCGACCGAATGATTGCGCCGCCGATGGATAGCACCGAACTGGCCCGCGCCAATATCGACTAAAAGAAAAAGCCCGGAGTGATCCGGGCTTAATCGTTTCTGGCGGTGTTGATCGATTACGGTGCAACCGCGATAGTGGAAGCCGTAGTTGCAACAGCCGAACCGGCAGCATTGGTTCCGGTAACGGTGCAACTGAGATACTTGCCAACATCGCCCGCAACGGGCGTGTAAGTGTTGGCAGTTGCACCGACAATCGGCACGCCATTGGAACGCCACTGCTTTGTATAAGTGATCGTCGCATCACCAACCCAAGTGCCGTTCGATGCCGTAAGAACCTGCGCAACCTGAACGGTGCCGGTGATGGCAGGCAACACGGTGTTGACGGGCGGATTGCCGCTGGTAGGTGCAACCACGATTTCACGCTGCACAAGGCCAAGCGTGAAGGTTTCGAGCACGAAATCTTCATTTCGACCCATCGGGCGCGTCGGACCTGTGACCAGTCCGCGCGTGTAAATCGTGGTTCCGACACCGCCGATAATGATCGGATCGCCAAGCACGATCTTGAAAGCGTATTTCTGATTGACCAGGGCAGCAGCGTTCAGCAGGATTTGCCCGGCGTCGGTCGGTGTCCGCGAAAGTTCGATGGTCGGGGAACCGGCGTCGGACATGCCCTTGCCCTTGTCCATCACGTCATCTGCCCATGTGTCATAAGTCAGGATGTTCGTGCTGGTGCCCATTTCACCGACCGAGCCGACACCGACGATTTCGACCCAAGTCAGGGCAGCATAGGCACCCGCGTTGGCAATCGGGTTGTTTTGCGGGGTTGCACAAATGTAGAGCTTGCCGCCCGCGTTGGTGTTGGCGAATGGCGTCGAAAGCGCGACCGATGTTGCCAGAAGGGCAGCGGTCAAAAGAGCCAGTTTCTTCATGATTTTTGCCTTTCAGGCTTCAGCAATTACGATCTGTCAAGGCATATCCTAAACAGCGTTTGGCTGCAATCGGTCAATAACTCTCAAACACGATGACATAACCGCCACCACCATCGCCGCCAGCGCCCGATGCAAAGCCGTCAAGCGATGCGCCACCGCCACCGCCGCCGCCACCGGGGAAACCGCCATTGCCGCCATCATACCCAACGCCGATTGCAACACAACCGCCGCCGCCACCGCCCGCGCCGCCTTCAGTATCGCCGGAAACAGCCGAAACGCCATTGCCGCCCGGAACACTTGCACCAGCAGTGCCGCCGCCTGACGCGGGCGTGCCGGTTCCAGGTGCTGAACCCGCCGAAGGGTTATTGCGAACATTGGCTGTTGTGATGCTTGAACCGCCGCCGCCGCCGCCCGGTGCCACATCCAACGGGCGTGCGACTGCTGAAGCGTTGCCTGCAATGTTTGTACCGCTGCCAAGACCACCAATAACACCGCCAATGCCGCCAGCCGCGCCCGTAGTAGTCAATGAAGCCGCTGCCGCTGCCGTAGGATGTGCCGTGCCACCGTTCGCCATCACCCAAGCACCGAAAGACGTATTGCCACCACTAACGCCAACGTTGCCGTTAGTGCTGTCAGTGGCGATTGCCGCACCACCAGCCCCGCCAGCGCCGATGGTCACAGTTTCAGTTGCACCAACCAAAGCCGCATCGATCTGCCGTTGTGACCAACCGCCGCCTGCACCACCGCCGCCGCCAGATCGCGCAGTACCTGTTGCGCCGCGCCGACCAGAACCGCCGCCCGCGCCACCGCCGATTGCAATGATGTAAAGATTTTTGACACCATCCGGTTTCGTATAGGTTCCGGACGCAGTGAAAACCTGGGTTGTACTTTGGCGACCAACCAAACCAGTGCTGGAAAGCAACCAGTCACGCAGTGCAGAAAGAACAAGCTTTTTGTTGCTGGCTGTTTGGACAACAGGAACAATTTCGGTT